CAAGACCTAGAAGTTCTATTTGGGACTATAACCCTGTGAATCAGCGAACAGGTTTTCAAATCGCTGATCCTAACTTTGGATACTAAACATGGCAGAAGAAAACGAAGTAGCATTTGACACGGCAGACGTAACAGTTATGCAGGACGATGATCCTGCACTACGATCAGAAAGTGATGTAGTAAGTTTTGTACAAGGCAGATTTAAAAGAGCAGAAGATGTAAGACAACAAGACGAACAACGATGGCTAAAAGCATACAGAAACTACAGAGGACTGTATGGTCCTGATGTTCAGTTCACTGAAACAGAAAAGTCTAGAGTATTCGTAAAAGTAACTAAAACTAAAACACTAGCAGCGTATGGTCAGATAATTGACGTTTTGTTTGGCAATGCAGCTTTTCCTTTGACAGTTAATCCAACAATGTTACCTGATGGTGTTGCAGAGTCGGTACACATAAATATAGACCCTAACGCAGAAAAAGGTCAAGATCAACTAAGACAGGCTTTTGAAGATAAACCTTCAGAGCCTTTTTTATTTACACCAGACGGTAAGCTACAGCCAGGTGAAACACTTCAAGATTTGCAGAATAGACTAGGTGGTAGTAAAGATAACTTAGGACCTGTAACAGAAAAGCTCATAGAGGGTGATGGTAAGACAGCACAAACAGTAACATTCCATCCGGCAATGATTGCAGCAAAGAAGATGGAAAAGAAGATACACGACCAGTTAGAGGAGTCAGGCGCAAACAAGCAGTTACGTAACACAGCTTTTGAGATGGCTCTGTTTGGTACAGGTATAATGAAAGGACCTTTTGCACTAGATAAAGAGTATCCTAACTGGAATGAAGGTGGAGAGTACAATCCTACCATAAAGACTGTGCCGTCTACAGAACATGTTTCTATATGGAACTTCTATCCTGATCCAGATGCGTACAACATGGATGAAGCAGAATACTGTGTGCAGAGACATAAGCTTTCTAAAACACAAATGCGTAATCTAAAGAACAGACCTTACTTTAGGGAAGAATCTATAGAAGATTGTCTAGACATGGGGCCGCAATACGACAAGAAGTATTGGGAAGACGACATGAAGGACTATGCCATAGAGAATTACTCAGAGCGTTACGAGGTTTTAGAGTTCTGGGGATACGTAGATGCTGACATACTAGAAGAGAACGGTGTAGAGATACCTGAAGAGCTAGGCGATGTAGAACAGATTAATTGTAATATATGGGTATGTCAAGGTCATGTACTACGTATGGTTCTAAATCCATTCAAGCCAGTGCGTATACCTTACTACGCTGTGCCTTACGAGCATAACCCTTACAGCTTCTTTGGTGTAGGTATTGCAGAAAATATGGATGACACACAGACTTTAATGAACGGCTTTATGCGTATGGCTATAGACAACGCTGCATTGAGTGGCAACCTCATTATGGAAGTAGACGAAACCAATCTAGTGCCAGGTCAAGACCTTTCTGTATATCCGGGAAAAATATTTAGACGACAAGGTGGTGCGCCAGGTCAAGCTATCTTTGGTACAAAGTTTCCAAACGTAGCGGCAGAAAACATGCAACTCTTTGACAAGTCTAGAGTGTTAGCAGACGAGAGTACAGGCTTTCCGTCCTTTGCTCATGGACAGACAGGAATACAAGGTGTAGGACGTACAGCATCAGGTATATCTATGCTGATGTCTGCAGCTAACGGTTCTATACGTAATGTTGTGAAGAACGTGGATGACTATCTACTAGCACCTATTGGTAAAGCGTTCTTTAGCTTCAACATGCAGTTTGACTACGACCCTGATATCAAGGGCGACCTAGAAGTAAAAGCTCAGGGTACAGAAAGTCTGATGGCAAACGAAGTGCGTAGCCAGAGACTTATGCAGTTCCTACAAGTTGCATCTAATCCTGCACTAGCACCATTTGCTAAGATGGATTATATTATTAGAGAGATTGCAAAAGCTATGGATCTTGATCCAAACAAGGTAACAAATAGCTTGCAAGACGCTGCGATACAGGCTGAAATATTTAAGATGTTTCAACAACAACCTGCACCACAGCAACCACAAGCCCCACAGCCACCTGAAGGAGAAGGGCAACCTGCACCGGCAGGAGCAGATGCTCAAGACACTACAGGAGCAGGGGGAGGACAAATAGGTACAGGTACAGCACCTGCGCCAGGCGAAGAAGGATTTACAGGTAATGTCTAAGATTAAAGAGTTAACGAATAACAAAGAACTATGGGAAGCTTTTGTAGAGGAGCTACAACGATCAATAGTAAACTATCAACGCACTATGGAGCAGACAGAAAAGCCGTCTGACATTTACAGACTGCAAGGTGCTATCTCTGCCCTTAGACGCATGATGCAACTGCGAGATATGATGAACAATGGAAAGAATTGACGAGGACGTAAAAGAACTTGCTAAGAGTATATCTGCAGGGGCGATTGCTCCTGTTGATACTCCAGTAGAAGAACCTAAAGAAGATGAAGATCCTAGTTTAACTCGACAGGCGTTAGGCTTTGTCCCTGGTGTTGGCACAGCTTTAGACGTAGCTGATGTAGCTAAAGATGTAGAGCGAGGCGATTATGTCGGAGCAGGTATAGGAGCTGCCGTTACGGCTCTTGGACTAATTCCTGGTGCAGGTAGATTAGCCGGTAACGCTTTAAAAGCTGCAACTAAAGCGTTTAGAAAAACTGACGCTAGTGATGCACAAAAGTTAATAGATAATCCTGAGTTATTAGAGGAATGGAAAGCTAAACAAAGTCCTGCTCCACAGAAAAATTTACCAGTGACAGAAAAAGCTGCAGAAGATCTGTATCAAGGAGATATAACATCAAAAGAGTTTAGAGAAATAGTTAAAAAAGAGCTACCCATAACTTCTATGTATACTCAAGATACATTTCCTGATATGCCTACAGTAACTGATATAGCAGGAGCGTTAGGAAGAAAAGCCTCTAAAGGTGTGGTAGGTGTAAAAGGTTTTGATATACCTCAAGGTACAACTGTAGGTGCTAGATTAGATATTCCTGCTTATGATAGATACAATAAATGGGTTGTTTCTATACACGATGGTGATGAAGACCTAGGATCAGTAATAGGCTATGGACAGGCTATAAGACTAAAAGATGTTAGATTTTCATCTAAACCTGGAACGGCTTTAGACATTGCTAGAGGTAAACGTACTGATCGAAAGACATTGCAAGATGCTATAGATAAAAAGACTGGTGAACCTGCCAAACAAGCCAAAGCTACAATAGCTAGAGCAATAGGTAAATATCAAAAAGGAGATCCTTATAAAATACAACAAGAGGCTTACAACCTAATAAACGATCCTGAGTGGACGCAGGTGGGCATGAATCCATATAGAGCTAGTTATTTTTACGATAAAGCGACAGGTAATCCTGTTTTTAACGCAAAAGAAGTAATACAAGTAGGACCTTTAGTATTAGCTAAAGGAATAAAAAAACCAAAACTATCAGAAATGAAAAAGTTTTTTAAAACAACTCCTGCCAGAACTAAGGATGGCAGAATACTAGCAATGAACAAAGGTGGGGATATTATGGAACAACAAATGGAAATGGCTTTTATGAACGAAGGTGGTGTCCTCAAAGACGATGGCATGAGAAAAGATCCTGTAAGTGGTAATGATGTGCCGTCTGGTAGTATGGCAAAAGAAGTTAGAGATGATATTCCTGCACAGTTAAGTGAAGGTGAATACGTTGTACCTGCTGATGTTGTACGCTTTCATGGTGTAGAGAAGTTTGAGGACTTGCGTAGACAAGCCAAGAAAGGCTTTGGTGATATGGAGAAAGATGGCAGAATAGGTGGTGAGCCTGTGGATGATAGCTTTCCTATACCACTGGATCAGTTACAAACCTATAATGAAGGGGGCGATACCGAAGGTTCTTATGAAGAAGTCTTTGGAAAACCCTATACGCCAGGGCAGAGATATGGAACAGAGTTTGCACCCACTGGCACAGGCTTTGAGTTAATAACATATACAAGTCCTGATGGTAAGAGAACTATAGTTATACCACACTACAACGGTAAACCTATGAGTCGTGTGCCTAGTGGCTTTACTCCAAGTGGAGGTGGAGGCACAGGTGGTGGTCCAGTTAATCCATTAGGAGATGAAACAGATAGACAAGAAAGAGAAAACGAAGAGGTACAAAGAAGAAACTTATTATTTGAACAGTCATCAAAAGGACTGTTTCCTGAAAAGACTAAGCCTGAAGACATAACACCTAAAGCACCAGAGGACTTTACAGGACAAGATTACTTAGATTACTACAACCAAACTAAAGGTTTTGGTGCTGATGACATACTTAGAAACATACCTATAATAGGTGGCTTACTAAGTGTGCAAGACCAAAATATCAGAAACGGTGCGGCAAGTATGTTGAAGCGTAGTGCTAGAGATTTAACAGAGTCAGAGTTTAACGCAGCAAAGGCTCTTGTTGTTGAAGCTCCTCAGCAGTCTTTTTTGGGAAAACTGTTTGGTGGTACGTCAGCAGCATTTACACCAGATGCTTACGTAAAAGATTTAACATACAAGCAGTATGTTGAAGGGGCAAAAACAGGAGCAGTTGATTTTGCAAAAACACCTCCTTCCTCTCCTTTTGGAGATACAGCACCCTCTGACACTACACCATCTGCAACTAAGCAGTTGACAGGTCAACAGGTGAGTAATTACATAAATAACATTAGTCAAGGTTATCCTCTTCAGGGAGGCGTTATGAATACTGTTACTAACTTTATGTTAGGTATACGTAAAGATCCAAATGGTAATCCAGTTGTAAGCACACCGGAAGGACCTAATACACCTTTGACACAAGACATACTTGATAGAATAGAAAAGAATAGAGTAAAAGTTCAAAACGAAGCAATGGGTAAAGATACGGATGTGTCAAACGTAACGGCTAATACCTCATCATCAACAAAAACACAACCAACACAGAGTGTTCAGTCTGGACCTACGACAGGCAGTGATAATGATGAAGATAGACCAGAAACAGATGCACAAAATTACGGAGACTTGACTGGAAGTCCTTTTGATAATACAGGACCTTCTACACCCACAACGTATACATCTCCTAGTTTCGATCAATTAACTGGAAGTCCCTTTGATAACACAGGACCATCTACGTCCACATACACATCTCCTAGTTATAGTGAATTAACAGGTAATCCTTTTATGAATAAAGGAGGTCTTGCCTCTAAATCAAAGGCAAAACCAAAGACGAAGAAGCGTACCACCAAGAAAGGACTTGGTGTTAAAACTAAGGCGACCTGATGAAAATCAGCCCCAACAATAGGAGTAATTATTATGCCAGAGTTAGAAAACGTAGAAAAAGTAAAAGTAGCAGGGTTCGTTGATCCTCGCTCACGCAAAAACAAAAACGCAGAGCGTATTAAAAAAGACGAGGAGGAACTCCAAGAGCTTATTAAAGCCAGAGAGGAAGGTGGACAACCTGCTGAGGAGGTCAAAGAAGTATCTGATGCTAAAGAGGCAAGCGAAACAGAGCAGGAGGATCAAAACCTTTCAAAAGAAGATCAATCTTTTAAGAAGAGATACGGTGATCTGCGAAGACACATGGCAAGTAAAGATAAGGAGACTGAGGAGAGAATCAAAGCTCTTGAAGATCAGTTGTCAAAAGCTACTAGAAATGAGTTGGTACTACCCAAGTCTGAAGATGAAATAGCTGAGTGGTCTAAAAAGTATCCTGACGTAGCCGGTATCGTTGAAACTATAGCTGATAAAAAAGCTAGACAAAGAGCCGGTGAGCTTGACAAAAGAGTTCAAGACATTGAAAAGATGAGGGTAGAAGCTATAAAAGAAAAGGCTGAGGCTGAACTTATGAAGCTACACCCTGATTTTGTGGATATACGGCAGGACGACAAGTTCCACGATTGGGCAGAGGATCAGCCTAAGTGGGTTCAGGATGCCTTATATGAGAATGTTGATGATGCTAAGTCTGTTGCACGAGTTATAGACTTGTACAAAATAGATGCAGGTATCACAACTAAAAAGGGCGATAGTAAAAAGTCGGCAGCTTCTGCTGTGAACACTCGCTCTAAGGCTTCTCCGACAGCAGATGAGTCTAACAACTACATTAGGGAATCCCAAGTGGACAAGATGTCAGACAAAGAGTATGCTAAAAATCAGGAAGCTATAATGGAAGCAATGCGATCAGGTAAGTTTGTATACGATTTATCTGGTGCAGCACGATAAAAAAGTGTTGACAAGGCATTTTTTCTAAATATAACTAACACGTACAAACAAAGATTGTCTGACTACCTACGACAAGTATAGACCCAATCTGTTTGAAATCATGTAATCAAACATCATTGCAACTCTAAAAAAGCGTAGCCTCTATAATCGTAAGTTTGTTATTAACGCCATAACAACTTTTACAGGAGGATTTATCATGGCATTTCAAACAGTATCAGGTTACGGCAACTTACCTAACGGTAATTTCTCGCCAGTAATCTATTCGAAACAAGTACAGCTTGCGTTTCGTAAATCGACTGTTGTGGGTGACATTACTAATTCTGACTACTTTGGAGAAATATCTAATCAAGGTGACACAGTTAGGATTATTAAAGAACCTGAAATCTCAGTCAAACAGTACGCACGAGGTACACAGGTAACAGCACAAGATTTAGATGACGAGGACTTTCAACTCGTTGTTGATAAGTCTAACTACTATGCTTTCAAAATGGACGACATTGAGGAAGCACATAGTCATATAAATTTTATGCAACTAGCTACCGACAGAGCAGCATACAAGCTTGCTGACCAATACGACCAAGAAGTTCTTGGTTATCTATCTGGTTTTGCACAGTCTGCTATTGGCTCTGTTGCAAGCGCAGCTAACTCAACTGTTAACGGAACTAAAGCCGTTAGCACTGCAGGTTCTGATGAACTTCTTACTTCAATGAAGTTAAGGAAGGACTCATTTGGAAACATCACTACAGGTTCAGCAGGGGATCACTCAATTCCTGTTGCTAACGTGCCAGGTGGAGCAACATCCGTTCCAACAGGAACAGCCTCACCAATGCAGATCGTCAACAGAATGAACCGTCTTCTTAATCAACAACAAGTTGATACACAGGACAGATGGCTCGTTATTGACCCTGTATTTATGGAACTACTAGGTGATGAAAACTCTAAGCTAGTAAATGCTGATTTCGCAGCAGCTGACCTTAAAAATGGTTTAGCTCTACCAAATCTAGCAGGTTTTAGAGTTTACGTTTCTAGCAACCTTCCTGCAGTTGGTACAGGACCAGGAACAACTGGCTCTGCAAACCAAAACTCAAACTTTGGTGTGATTGTTGCAGGACACGGCTCTGCCGTTGCGACTGCTGAACAACTCAGCAAAACTGAAACATACCGTGACCCTGACAGCTTTGCTGACATTGTTAGAGGTATGCACTTATATGGTAGAAAGATCCTCAGACCTGAGGCTATCGTTACTGCCAAATATAACGCAGCGTAAGGGGGGACACTAACATGGCAACTTTTGACTTAACAGCAAAATCAACCACTGGCGTTGGTGCTAACTCTATCGCAGCTTTACCTGCAAACGCAGGAACACACATGGTGCGAACTATCCAAGAGTATTTGGACATTGACGCTCTTATAGCAGCAGGTAACACTATTGCTGACGGAGATGTTTTCCAAATGCTTGAAATACCTGCAGGAACATTAGTTCTAAACGCAGGTGCTGAGGTTATGTCAGCATTTACTGGAAGTTGTACCTTGGATATGGACTTTGGAGGTGGTGACGACATCATTGATGGTGCTGACATTACATCTGCAGGGTTCTGTGCTGCAGGTTCTAACGGACAAACCAACACAGTAGTAGGCAACGCAGCCTCAACATACACTCAGTTCATCAGCACTGCTGATACGATTGATTGTACGATTGCAGGTGCCGCGGCAGCTACAGGTAGGTTACGAGTCTACGCAACTGTCATTGACTGCAATGACCACGGTGCAGTAGACAAGGCAACAGAAGTCGATAGAGACTTATTAGCTTAAACTACTTATTGTTTGGGGCAGGGCAACTTGCCCCTTACATTATTAGGACAAGGTGAATGGCAACTTTTTTATCATTAACAAATAGTGTATTAGCAAGATTAAACGAAGTGCAACTCACCTCTTCTAACTTCTCTAATGCGAGAGGCATACAGGTTCAAGCACAAAACGCTGTAAATGAATCAATACGATACATCAATCAAAGGGAGTTTCAGTATCCCTTTAACCACACCACAAAAACACAAACATTATCTCCGGGAATAGTTAGATATAGTATACCCACTGATGCTAAACATGTAGACTACAACACAGCTAGAATAGTAAAGAATAGCACACTAGGAGCGTCAGGGGCAAACCTAACCATCCTTCAGTACAACGACTACATCAACAGAGAAAACGTAACACAAGAAGACGAGATAGTAACAACAACACTAGCAGAGGCATTAGATGCTAGTGAAACAGAGATAGACATTACAAGTTCCACAGGCTTTGACAGCACAGGAACTATTTTTATAGAAAACGAAGAGATAACATACACAGGTATTAGCACCAACACACTTACAGGATGTACACGAGGTGCTAACGGAACAACGGCTGCAACACACGACAACGGCACATCTGTTGCACAATTTGATAACGGTGCAGTTCCTAGATTTATA